CTATCCCCGCTATTGTAAGTATGGTTTTTTTCTGTTCATCGTCTAGTGAAGCGAACGCCTGCACCGCTTCGTTCAACCTCTTGATTATAGGGGTTATAATTGGCAGTAACTGTTCCCCTAAAGAAGCTCCTAACTCTTTTACTCCCTCGGTGAACATTCTCATTTGGTTCGCTGCGCCCTCTTGGGTTCGTGCGAAGTCGCCTTGCGAGTTCTTGGTCATTGACATAATATATTCATATCGGAGCTGGACCTTTGTTGCCTGGTCCATATCCGTTATGTTCTCTTTAATTCCCCTTGAAAGCGCGAACGCCTCAAGGTTGGTTTCGGTCATCACTATCCCTAATCGTTTCAGGGATTCCGTCTCGCCTGTAAACACTCCTGTTAAAGCGGTGTTGACTTCGGCTATATCCATGTTCTTGAATGAAGCCATATCCCCTGCGAGATTGACCATTTCTATTGACATTTTGGCGGCTTCTTTTGTTGATTTTCCCATTGAGGTTGCCATGTCACCATAACTGGCGGCCATATCCAACGCCGTGCCTTGCGCAAGCCCGATTGATGATAAGGTGGTTTTTGACCATGCCTGTACCTCGTCTGCGTTTTTCTGAAAGGCGACCTCGACCTTGTTGATGGATTCTGCCACGTCTGAGGCCATTTTAAAGGAAGCAGCACCCGCTGCCATGAGGGGTGCTGTAATTCCTAAGGTCATTGCTGTACCTGCTCTTACCATTTTGTCGGCTGTTGAGCTTACCTTGTTCTGGGCGTCTGTCATGCCCTTTTTAAGGTTTTCTACATCAGCTCCTATTTTTACCAGTAAATTCGCTATAGTTGCCAAAACAGCCTCCTATTGATTATTTTCCTTAGCTCTCTTCTTCGCCTTTTCGGCGTTCTCGTCTGCAATCTCTTTTTCACGTCTCACTCTTAGATTCATGTAGGCGATCCATTCCGACACTTCCATGCTCGTCATCTCCCCCAGCATTTTGCTTACTGAGGCATAACCGAGGGTTTCAGCTAATTGGTAGTAGAAATATCTTTGTGGTCGCCGTTCAAGTTTTTTTCCAGTTCCTCCACATCATTGTCGGACATTCCGCTGAGCTTCTGCGCTACTGTGAATATCCTATCCATCGGAGCTGCGGACTTTTTGGTCAATGCCTCGATGTCCCCTGCCGTGAACAAAGGCTTCCCTTTTTCATCTACCACCGATACAGCGACGAATTTCGCCCTGAGGTTATCTCGGTTGGAAACAATCTCGATGTTCTTTCCATGTTGTTTGGCAGTGTAGAGCGAGGCTTCCCATTTGTCCCTTTCGCCTGCCGTCAGTCCTTTGACGATTACTTCCCCGCCCCATTCAGGGACTTGGACTACCTGTGTCTTAATGTCGTTGTACTCTAAAATCTGGTCTCTTGTTAATAATTTCATTTACTCCTCCTTTATTTTTAGACCCCTAATCGGAGCCATTTGTCGTAACTTACCCATGTCACGGTTTCGTCTTGTACTCCGTCGATTGCTTTTGTCACTTCGTCGCTTTCCAACAATACCCAGTATCTCGTAGGTTCCACCGTGCTATCCTCGCTCAATTCCAAGACTACTGGAACTCCTGCGATTAATGCATCGTTGTAGGTCGTATCGGTGACGTCGAATTGTGAAAGCGAACCGCTCGCATATTTCAATGTCGCTTTTCTCTTTCGGTGGGTGCTACCATAAGCCGTCACATCTACGACGTCGGTTGCTCTTGCTACTGACGCATTGTGGGCGTAAGCTGCGGTAGTCATTGGGAGATAACTTCCTGATACCTTGATTACCCTTGATGTTGCGGTCGAGTAGGTAACTGTACCGTTCAATCTGTTTAAAGTATACAGTGACGAGTCTTCGGTCTTGTAGATTTCGATAGTGTCACCCTCGGCCATTCCGACTATCTCAGCCACTGTGATGTTGTTATCATCGACTTTCGCCACGACAAGCCTTGTGCCTGCGTGAGTGGTGTTTATTATCAAATCCCCTGCTACGAGGCCATGTGCGGTCATTTCAATGTTGGTTGATGTAGTGCCGTCTTCTGCGGTATCGTCTGCGCCTTGTTTATGCACCCTTATGGTTGCAGTGCGGTCAAGTACCCTCTTGGCAGTGTCGGTTATCTGATAGATTTTTGTTGTGACGTCTTCTGTCGTGGCCTCGCCTACCATTGCGACGGCATCTCCGCTTATCTTTAAAACAGTGTTAAAGCCTGCTTGTTCAGCCATTTAGGCCACCTCCTTTATTATGCTTGTGCTGGTAATGCTACTGGCGCAGCGATACATGAGAAAGCTACAGAGAAAGTCTGTTTGCCGTCTACTGGGTATGTCTCTTCTTTGGATTGCACGATAGCCTGGACTTGCATTGAGGCGACTGCTGTGCCTTGCGGATAACAGCCGATAAATATCGTGTTTCCAGGAACTAATAATCCCTGCCCTGTATCGCCTGTGTAGATGTTTCCAGACAAAGTGATTTCCGTGTCTTTCAATCCTGCCATTCTCTTTCTGTGATCGTCACCGAATGACGTGATGTCCAGGATGTCGCATAAGGTCTTGTAACTTGCGTTATCCGCACCCATTACCTTTGAGCCTGTGGAATTCGTCATTGCTTCTGTGTGAGCATATACTACATTGGTTTTTCCTGCTAATTCTGCCATTTTAAATGACCTCCTAAAGTCTGCGCAATTGCGCTTATATTGTTCAATTTACTTCTTAATTATAACACATTTTCCCTGTAATAGCACCTGAAATTCAGCGACCATTCAGGGCGGTTGTTCTCGTCCCTCCCCAAGTCCAACGGGGGCGACTGATTCTCTATCATCAGTAACTTATCCGTGTGCTGTCCGTGCAGTAATGCTATGACCGCATTACACACCGCTTCGCCTGTTTGGTAAGACGAGTTCCTTACCCTTATCTGAAAGGTCGGCTCTTCCACGTAGTTGCCTGTGAGGTCTGTCGGGTAGCCACCTGAATTGTATATCGCTACCACGTTATCAGGTGATGGAGGATAGCTTCCTATATACACATTGCTTACTGAGGTCAACAATGATTTGACTTCCGTCGTCATGCTCATTTGTCTACCGCCTTTCTGATTGTTTCTTTCAGGTCGTCTACATACCTTTTGCTGTTCTGTTTATATGGGGTTTCAAGGTACTTAGCCTGTCCGCCTTTGGGGTGTCTGTAACCCATCTCTTCATGCTGTCTTAGGGCGTAGGGTTCGGTAAATCCGACTATTGCCTCTAACTTGCCAGCTGATGGAATGTCCGCCCTTATTGATTTAGGCTCTGAATCTATTGTCTGTATCGCTACCGAGTTCTTGCCTACTACTGCAAATGCAGAGCCTCTCAAATCGCCGAGCATTACAGGCGCTAATCTTTGAGCCTTTCCCTGCAAGTCCAATGCGATTACTTTCAGCTCTTCCTCAACCGCCTTTTCGGAGTTTACAGGAATTGACTTCAAGACGTTATTCAATTCTTCCACACCCTTAATCTCAAATCTCATTTCAGATACACCGTGTAGAATCCTGTCGCTCCGTCAATATCGGAGAGCGGTTCGGAGCTGATGACCAGCCTGTCGTCAATCAGATCATCTGTCTCAACTGAAGTTTTCGTAAAAACCCTTGCAGAAGACACAACCTCTTCTCCGTATTTGTTACGGATTAGTTTATAACCGTCCTCTTTCCTACCCTTGATTTTGGTCGAGGTGTAGGTGGATTCATTGTACTCGTTAGGAGTTGAGGGGCGTTTCAATGTTAATGTCTGATTGGTGTAGTTGTTAATCATGCTTCACACCTACACATTATCTTCAAACATATATAAGGATATAAAAGCCAATGATACCATTTTATGGAATATCTTTCTTTCAATACCTCACGTATCAGCCTAGGCACATCTTTTCTTTTAATGGTTACTGTATAGTTTATGCAGCCATTATCTGAACTTTTTTTATCCATGGTGATTTTCATATAATCTGGTGCTTTCATGCTATCCTGTAGCCTCCTCCGATATACGGTTTCAGTAATTCCTTTGCCTCGTGGCTCACTATACTGTTGGACGCGCCTGAATAGGTTTCTGAGAGGTTTCCTAATGAG